GCGATACCGGAATGCATCCTAATATCATCGCATAACAAAAGAATCTTTTTACGATCCTCTTTCTTTACATAACGAAAATTGTCTTTCATGTAACTATTTTAATTTAATATTTATTTGTGAATGTAATTTCTTCTTAAACTCTTCTTCTGTAAGATATAAAAAAATTGCTCTGTCTACAAGCTTTTGTAGAGAAAATTTATGTCTTATACATTCTTCTTTGAATTCTTGGAACAATTCCTGTTCCACTTTAACCGATGTTAGTTTTTTTGTATCCATATTAATTGTTTATATATACATATAAATATATACTAAAATCAGAAAGTAGCATTACAATGTTCTGTATTTCTGTAAGGACAAAACATACAATTCGATTTTGAAGGAGCTTTATCATATTCTTTATCTATATATTGGCCTTTATCATCAAAAGCATCTTGAATAAATTTCATTAAAGCATTTCCTGCTTGACCTCTTTTTATCTTGCCTGATGGTGGAATAAATTCTTGTACTCTCTTCCCCATTGCTGGATATTCAGGATCGGCAGGTACTTTTCTTTTTACGATAAAATACTTTACATCTACTTTTTCTACATCGATTTGAAATTGTTTTGCTAGGAATTCTTTGTAGAGAAGAAGCTGTGCTAATTTTTTATCATCCTTTTTAGCATATTGATTCCATCCTGATGTTGATGTTTTAATATCAATGATAGTATACCTGTCATCCTGCTCATCATATAGAAGTAAATCAATATATCCTTTAAAGAAAATATTCTCAGATATTTTATGTAGTAGAGGAATTTCTACCCCTACCAGCTTAATATACTTGGTTCCAAAGAAGGCAGAGCGTTTCTTCTTAATGTACTTTAGGATTTCAATACCATCATTATGAAACTCAGATAACTCGTTAGAACTAGAAAAATGCTCTCCATATCTTTCTTTCTCTTCTGCATATATTGTTTGCATTTTAGAAAGAAGTAAAGCATCTAAATCCTTTTCCATTGCTTTCTTTACCGTTCCTTCATATAATTCAGTAAGCCATTCTTGAAGTGTTTCATGAAATGCAGTACCAAATACAGTATGGATGGAAGGTTTATATTCCTGAAGCTTTTTAATATAACTTAATGCCCATTGATGTGGACAGGTATTATATGCTAGAGTCTGTGAATATGAAATAGATTTTTCAATCTCGTAGTTAATAACCTTAGGCTGATAGTCTCTAAAGATCTGTAATTGTTTAAGATTCTTTTTTGCCATCTTTTAGGTTTTTGATTTCTCTTTTTAAATACCATAGAGCTTTTTCAAGTTCCTGGATTGTTTCATCTTTCTTTCCTGCTCTTGAAATATACTTTACAGTATTTCCTAAACAGAATCCTAAGTCCCAAGCTTCAATAACTTTAATTGCTTCGTAGGGATTATCCTTTCCTCCGTAGTGATTTGGATGATTTACTAATTCTTTCTTTGGTTTGTCTTCATCAATAGTAAAGGTTCCTTCTCTATCATTCATAATAACTAATTTATATAACTATAATATAATAAAAAAGGCCTGCGAAAGCAAGCCTGGATTGATTTATTTTATAAGAAGATATGAGGATGTTATAATTCCTATACCTGTTCCTAACTTCCATAAGAACGATTTAACCTTTTGTCCTTTTAATTCTTTCTGTAGATCATCTGTTAGATGTTCATACTGACCTATTTGTAATTCTTGTTGGTGGATGATGTACTGATTGTTCTCGTCTTTAGTATTTAGTAGACCAATGATAGTATCTTTTTGTTCATCTCTTTCATCCAACTTAATTATTTTTTCTTCTAAAAGTTTTACTTCTTGCTTACATCCATCATACCTAATAAGGTCTTGTGCAACAAGTCTTGCTGTTTTAGTTGGGAGTAAAATTTTTGTTGTATCTGCTTGCGAAAAACTGCTCAAGCTCAACATTAGAAAACTTACCAGCATTATTAGCTTTTTCATTTGTTTGATTTTTTACGATTGTTATTGTGTTATCTATGTGGTGGATTTCTTTTGTAATAGAAATCACGTTTTCTTTTACTGAGTCGATCTTAGTGTCAATTTGCTTGTTCACTGCTTTGGCTGAATCTGCTTTAGTTTGTAGTAATTCTATTTTAGCTTTATACTCTTTAACATCTGTTCTGATGTTATTTGTATTGAATAAGTTCCATCCTACTAGTACAACTATAATTAATAGTATTATATTTTGTTTATCTTTAAACATCTCTTTCTCCTTTATGTTTATCTAATTTATCTAATATCTGTGTAAGTAATTCATTTTTTACGATACCTACCATTGAAGCATTTTTAAGTACAGAGATTAATTGAAATACCATGAATGGTGCTACAATAGTTTCACTTAACCATCCCATTCCTGTAAATCCTTTTTCAATTGAAAGAATACAAGCCAACATTACCATCCAAAATCCAAATGTCTTTAGTACCTTTAGTGCTTTAAATGTTTGAAATCCTTCTCTTTTCATTCCTGCCCAAACACCAAAGAATCCATCAACAAAGATAATCAATCCTGCTGCTAGGAATTGCTCGATGTTATCTGCTGTTAGATTAAAGAAATAAGTACCTATAAAGGCTAGTAGTGTTGACATTGATAGTGTAATAATTAGGCCTGTTTTCATGGTAACTATTTTACGTATTCGTAATATTTTTTGGTTTTAGCATTTCTATCTTCAATTCCATGTAAACCTCCATTAATCTTTAATGTAAGTTTTTTAATTGCTTTATCATTAATTCCTAGATCACAAATTGACCATAATTTATTTTTATCGAAGAAGAACATTGCTGATTCAAAAGAGTAAGTAGTTGCTACTAAATCCGGAGTAGTCATAATCTCAGGCTTTTGTAAATATTGAGCAAATGCCGTATAATTATCTTTTCCTGTTAATTGAAGAGCTCCTCTTCCTCTAAATTTCCATCCATCACCACTTGCCTCATCTCCATTACCCATTCTAGAAGCATAAACTCTATTTGCAATCTTTTCAGGATTTCTTGAGTAAGATTCTTCTAAAGTGCCTGGAAAGTATTTTCCAAAGATCTTTTGAAGTCCATCTGCTGAATAGTTTAAATTTTCTGTAAATAATTTGAAACCTCCTGTTTCGTGTGCTGTTTGAGCAAAGAAATGTGCTGCTCTAACTGGAGTCAATTTGTAGAACTCCATTGCTTTTTTCATTGTACCAGGACCAAAAGCACCATCTGCTGTTACTCCAATTTTTTCTTGTAGTGATTTTAAACTCATACTATATCGTTTTTATTTTTAATAAATAGTCCTAAAAATCCTTATTCAATCCTATACAAAAAGCTTGTGAGGTAGTCCCAAATGCGCTTTGATTGTTTAATGTTACTATAAGTGATAGATCATCCCTAAGCCGAAAGGCATAGTTAATATCATATTCCATTGTAATTTCTTTTTGAAAATAGAACCATCCTATTCCTGCTGACATTGTAATTGGAAGTTCTTTACTAATAGGAACAGTTACAATTAACTCTGAGTATAATGAATTGCTTTGTAAGGAATAAAATCCTGTTGTAATTCCTACTGTATTATCTCCTACATACTTCCCTACTTCTACGGTACATCCCAATAGATTATTTACATCCTTAGCTGTGGAATTAAAAGCTACATTTGGTGCAAAACATACATAGTGCTTGGCTTGAGAATAACTCATCATAGCTACAAGGAGCATAACGGATATAAAAAGTTTTTTCATTATTTCTTAACTGTTTTTCTAGTTGTTGTTGGTTTTTTTGCTGCAGGTTTTCTAGCTGCTGGTTTCTTTTTAGCAGGTGTTCTTCTTGTCTTTGGTTGTTCTTTTGGCTTCTTTATCATTGGATATACAATAGAACCTAACAGTACAACTGCTAAAGCTAATGCACCCATCATAAAATTTGAAAAGTTCTGAAGTAGTTCAATCATCTTTACAGTCTCTTCCTTACCTACTTTGGTTTGTAATTCTAATAATGCATTTGTATCATCAAGTACAGGAGTAATCTTTTCACTCAGTATTCCAGTTTTTAAAATACTATCTACTGCTTCTCTATCAGTTACTGCTTTTTCTAGTAACATATTAACCAAAGCATCAGCTTCATCCATTCCTTTTTGTGCATGCTCTACAAGTCTTGCTTCATCAGGAGTTAGATATGTTGCTTTATAGGTTTCCCATTCTTTTTGAGTTTGTTCCTTAACTTTTTGGATCTCACCTCTATTGGCAAGTAACTGCTCATAGTTAACTACATTGCTAGAGAAGTTATCTTGAACTGTAGTTCCGTAGTAATCAAATCTGTGAGAGATAAGTGGTACAGGTTCTAACCTATCTACTAATATTGTTGTAGCAGAAGCCTTAATATTCTTCTCTACATAAATTCCATAACCTGCAATAAGTAAGACAATTGAGGTTAAAACTAACATAAATGTTTTTTGATTGTTCATATGACTATTTTCTTTTAACTGGTTTTTTTGTAGCTCTTGTAGTTCTTTTAGGCGGTGTTTGTACCTTTCCTGATTTTATATTCGATAGGAATTCACCTGGATTATTTGAGAATGAAGTAGATATTTTTAGAATGCCTCCTAAAATTTCAGGCGAATTTAAACCCCCTAAACCGTATATTAGAGCCTTGTATAGAGAGTTTATTTCAAACTGCTCTAGGGTGAACCAAGCCAATAGGGAAGTGATCATAGCTGCCATAATGTTTTTTACAACACTTCCAGCGCTAGTCTCTTCTGGAGAGGTAGAGGTAACCAATCGTGCAATCATTCCTGCTGCTCCAATTAACAATACTACCCATCCTCCATTTAAAAATGCAGGTATAAATTCGTTTAAGTTCTTCAAGATATTTGGTTTTATTCAGATTTACTTCCTCCTCTAAAACCAGCGAACTTTTCAATTACATCAGGAAGAAAGCTTCCTAAAGTTATATACATGAATGAATCGAAAATGTACTCATTCAATTTTAACTCCTTGCCCATGTAACCTGTAACTAGGTCAACTACAATTGCAGCAACCATTACTGCGAACGATAAAAAACCAATGATAACTTTTTCGTTATAATCATTTGATTTTTTGAAAATACTAAAAAATCCCATACGTAAATTATTTAATTAAGTTAATAAATGATAACCAATTATATAACGTATTTCTATAGTAACTCTTTAGTATAAATAGTACAAAAAAAGAGACACGAGGTCTCTTTTCTATAGTGTTTATTTAATGTTTAACCTAAGTCTTTCAGCTCTTTAGGAAGGAATTCAGCATTGACATGGCCACAGGCCTTGCAAGCAAATATCGGAATAGGCATATAGGATGTTTGTCCAGTTCCTGTTAAAAGGCCTGATGCCTTTCTCATTATTAAACCCTCTTCAAATACATTGTGGTTACACTTCTCGCACTCTACTGGCATGGTTTGATCTAAGGTCAAATTAATTCTTGGTTGATCCATTTCTCTGTTTATTTATTGCATAATTCATCTACCTTGACAATATCTGCCGCTATTTGAAATACCGTACCTGGTGTAAGGTGTGGTCCTTCCTGAGATATCCTTACTACTTGTTTCAATAAAGCACCTCTTAGTTTTGCTTTCTTAGATGCTTGTAAGATCTCAACTATATTCTTAACACTTTTTTGGTGTTCTGATTGAAGAGATGAAGTCTCTTTCTCCACTAGCTCATAATATTTGGCAATTGAATCTGACATTGTTATTTCTTTTTAGGATAGTACTTTCTTTTTTTCTTTACTGGCTTGTCAATTGGAAATTCTGCTTTACTTTCCTTTGGTATAAATTCCGCTTCCACTACTTCAAGTTCTGGTGCCTGTACTGTTTTGGCTTTCCTGGCTACTACCGGTCTTAAATCCTTATTGTACAATTCCTCTGCAAGTTTAATGTTCTCCAATTCCTCTTTTGTGTAAGGAAGTTCTGTTGGTAGTTCATCTTTTTTGTCAAGGGTGTGTGTTAGGTAGGCTGCAATTCCTACTACTATTACTAAAATTAATACTGCTATTATCATATATTTTAAAATTTGCGCGTGACACCTTCGGTGAGAGGGATTTGCGCCCCTCCCCCCTCTCGGTCCTTACTTTGTTTTACTTTCCTCTGTTGAGGCCTTTCTATACTCTGTTATTAACTTCTTAACTTCTCCAATTGCCTTTCTTGCATTGGCTTGTGACTTTTTAGTTGTTCCGTTATGCTGTGTAGCAAATTCTTGATACAACCCGTCAATCTTTTCGAATAACTCTTGTTTGTTCATCTTTTTTGTTTTATGGTTTATAATTACATGAACTGAGAAGGATCTATTCCTGCTGCTGGTTCATCTTTCTTTTTTACTTGTGTGATTACACATTCTGTTATTAGCATTGTTCCTGCAACTGATGCTGCATTCTCTAGAGCAAGTCTTGTTACTTTGGTTGGATCAATAATTCCTTCTTTAAGCATATCAACATACTCTCCTATTCTTGGATTAAATCCAACCCATTTATCTCCACTCTCTAAATACTCTTCTCTTTCTTCGATAGTTTCTTGAGTCTCTCCTGCATTTAAAAGTATTTGTTCAAATGGCTTTCTGATTGCTCTCATTACAATATCAAATCCTTTTTCTTGATCTGGATGTGTTGGTAGTAATGGATTTTCTCTTAAGTGATAAGCTGCATTTAATAATGCTATTCCTCCTCCAGGTAAGATACCTTCTTGTAGTGCTGCTTTAGTTGCATGAAGAGCATCATCTACTCTATCTTTTTTCTCTCTCATTTCAACTTCAGTATGACCTCCTACATGAATGATTGCTACTCCTCCAATGATTTTTGCTAATCTATCTTGTAAGATTTCTTTCTCGTAAGGTGAAACTGTATTTTCGATTTGAGCTTTGATATCTTCAATACGAGAGGTAATTGCTTCTTCTCCTCCTTTACCATCGATGATTGTTGTGTCATCTTTTCCTACAACAACTTTTCTTGCTTTACCAAACCAAGTTGTATCAAAATGATCTAGTCTCATTCCTTTCTCAGGTGAAACTACTTTACCTCCAGTTAGAGTTGCAATATCTTCAAGTATTGCTTTCTTTCTATCTCCGAATTCAGGAGCTTTAACTGCTACAACATTTAAGATACCTCTCATTTTATTTACTACCAATGTAGAAAGAACCTCTGCATCTATATCTTCTGCAATGATAAGAAGTGATTTACTTTGTTGTGATACTGATTCTAGTAATGGTAGTAATTCTTTTAGTGCAGTTAATCTCTTATCTGTGATAAGAATTAATGGATCATTTAATACTGCTGTCATTGTAGCATTGTCTGTAGTAAAATAAGGAGACTTCATTCCTCTATTGAACTGCATACCTTCTACCGTCTCTAAGTATGTTTCTCCTGTTTTAGACTCTTCGATAGTGATTAATCCATCTCTACCTACTTTGTCCATTGCCGTTGCAATTAAGTTACCTACTTCAGTATCATTGTTACCTGAGATAGTTGCAACATGCTTTAGTTGATCTTCTTCTGTAATATCTTTTGAATAATCACTTTGAAGATACTTTACAACTTCTTTTACTGCAATATCAATTCCTCTCTTTACTTCAACTGCATTAGAGTTTTCTAACTCTTCAATACCTTGTTTGTAAATCTCTCTTGCAAGTAATGTTGCTGTAGTAGTTCCATCTCCAGCTAATTTTGCTGATTCGATTGCTACTTGTTTTACTGCTTGTGCTCCAGTATTCTCAGTTGGATCTTCTAATTCAACTTCTTTTGCTACTGTTACACCATCCTTTGTTGAGGTTGGATTACCTCCTACATGACTGATAAATACATTTCTCCCTGATGGACCTAATGTTGCTACTACTGCATCAGCCAATTGATCTACCCCTGAAAGTAATTTCTGTCTTGCTTCCTTTCCGAAACTAATGTTTTTTTCCATAATTAATTTTGTAATTCTAAAACTGTTGCTAAAATTTCTCTGTCTGGTGTGATGTAGTATTCTTGTCCGTCAAAATCAATTCTTATCGAACCAATTTTAGGAACCAATACAATATCTCCTACTTTAGCTTTTACTTCAATCCATGAACCGAATTCTGATTGTCGGCCTGGACCTACTGAAATAACTTCTGCCATCTCTGGCTTTTCTTTACCCATGTCCGGAATAATAATTGATCCGTACATTTCTTCTCCTGAAGTGATAGGTTTTAAGATAACCCTATCGTTGTTAGCTTGTAACTCTTTTAACATAAACTTAATTTAATTAATAACTTATTTTAATAATATACGAATAAATAGTGCAGGAAACAACTTCTAATGACCGTCTCTCCAGTTTAATGATATTTCTGGTGGTGCTTTTAAGGTAACTCCTTCAAGCTTGGTTGTATTCTCCATTATCTCTTGAATGATAGGAGCTAGTTCATATGCTTTATC